CCAGAAGCAAAGTTTACGTCTGGCTTTTTGCTGGACCTAGGAGTTGACATTCTAGCCTCAGCGATCATCGTGCTGTTGTTTAGCTCGTTGTGGTTTGTGTCACCTGTGATTATCATAGCACTGGGCCTAGGCCTTCATAAATACGCCAGACCCTAATGCCTATGATCGCAGGTAACCAAATCTGTATACCTGTCGCGTCGGCATCTGGAGAGGCAGTAATTAAGAGAATGATTACTCTACTGCGCGACCGTCATCAGTATAAACTTTCGCGCAAGCAGTTTCTAAAGGCATGGCGAGGACTACGCATGGCGCTGTTTATGACGCCTGACTACCAGCGTCTACGCCAGAGGATCCACGCTAGATGTCACGGGGTTTGTGAACTATGTGGATCGCATCCCTCAGTCCATGTTCATCACATCAAGCCGATTGCATGGCATCCTAATGGAGCGCTACTCGATGACAACTGTAAAGGCGTCTGCCGAAAATGCCACCGTGCTGAGCACAGGGCGTAACTGGTTTGGTGAGCAACTGGATCTCTTCACCATCCCAACACTGTACAAACCCGCGCCAGCCTCCACAACACTCAACCCGACTTGCACTCCCGACAACACTCAACTCTCTGCCTCACCACACCACGGCCGCCAGGAAGCTAAATGACTGTACCTGATATTATTTTTAGCGATCAGTCTGTGCCGGCAGGGACTTCAATTACTGAAGAGCCTGATGAGCTGACTGAGGATCTATTTCAGAATAATCGGTCAAAGTTTCCTGACCCGATTATTGAGATTAGTGAAGAGCGCAAAGATGCTTTTGTTATCTGGTTTGACCAGTGGCTTGAGGATCTTCAATCTGACCAGCAAGAGAAGTTAAAAGAATGGGCCGAGCAGGAAGATTCTTATCGTGCCAGATCAGGCCCTCGTCAGACTATGCCTTATGTTGGTGCGAGTAATGAATCTGTTCCTGCGATTGCTATGGCAGTGGATCCTATTCATGCTAGACTTGATACAGGAATTTTTAAGCAAGATCCTGTGTTTCAAGTTAAGCCACTAAAGAAGTCCTTTGTCAAGTACTATACTGCCCTTGGTACCTGGATTGAATACTACCAGCGGCATAAACTAAAACTTCGCCAAGTTGCTAGTCCTCGATTGCTTGAGTTGACTAAGCTTGGTACTTGTGTTTTCAAGACTGTATATGATCGTCAAGCATCAATGATTAAGACCTATGATGCAACTACATGGGAGATTGTTAAGCGTGAGCAAGTTGTCTTTTCTGGCCCACGTGTTTTTGGTATCTCAATAGGTGATTTTCTATTTCCTGCTCTCTATCAGAACGTACAAGACTGCCCTGTTGTTATTGAGCGTCAGCGTACTACTTTCGATAAACTGAAAGTTGCAGAGGCTAGTGGAAAGATCAAGAACGTTGATAAGCTTAAAGGTCAAGAAGCTGTCACTCGTACACAGCTGGAGACTGCGCGTGAAGATGCGTCGTCACATAGAAGCGGTCGTCGCTACCACGACGATATTGAAGTCTTCGAAGGCTGGTGTGACTTCGACATTGATGGAGACGGGCAGCCTGAGCATTTAATAGTAACATATCATAAAGATACTCAGACTATTCTCCAACTGCGCTATAACTGGTACTTTCATCAGCGTAAGCCTTATACAGTTATTCCTTACCAACTGACTAATGATAGCCTCTATGGTATCGGTATTGCTGAGATGGTTAAGCCGTTTCAGGATGCGATTACTAAGTGGCATCGCATGGCTACGGATAATGCGTATCTAGCTAATATCCGTATGTTTATTGTTAAGAAGGAGTCAGGCATTGAAGAGGTTCCCAGACTTTATGCAGGTCGTTGCTTCTTTGTTGACGATCCTCGTAGTGACTTCATCCCTTTTGGTGGTGGAGATACTTACCCATCCACTCTATCGGAACGTCAAAACCTCTTTGGCCTCGTTGAGAAGCGTACTGGTGTTAGCGATTATCTTACTGGCCGCGAGTCTCCTATTATCGGGAGTCGGGCTACTGCTACTTCTACTCTAGCTTTGATTCAAGAGGGCACTAAGCGGGTTGAAGAAGTACTCGAGAATATTCGTGCTGGTATGAGTGAGATTATTGAGAATTGTCTTTACATCTGGATTCAGTTTGGGCTTGAGGGTCTTGAGGAAGTTGTCTTTGGGGATGACGAGACAGCAACTCTTCTTCAAGATTTCTTCTCGAAGATTAATGTTGAGAATATTAACGGCGCTTTAGCTATTGACCTTACAGCGACTGACGCTTCGGGCAATAAGCAAGCCATGCAGGCAATGCAACTACAAATCATCCAAGTGATGATGCAGTATCTAGAGAAGACCCTAGAGGCAGGAGCAGCTATGTTGCAAGCCAAGCAAGCACAGCCTGAGCTTGCAGAACTAATTGTTGATGTTACGAAGGCCGCGCGGCAGATGTTCAGGGATTTGCTGCAGAAGTATGAGATTCGTAACCCAGATGATTACCTCCCTGATTTGGAGAAGTATCTTCGTGGCGGAAATGAAGGAGGTGCTGGAGCTGCACAGGGATTCGCTGGTGGAGCTCAAGGACTACCAGGGCTTCCACCTGGTCAGGGACAAGCTCCTGGCCCTAGGATCCCTATGCCAGCGCAACCTGGAGAAGGCAACGGAGCCGGCGGAGCTGTACCGCCTCCAGGGGCAGGTTTTGGCTTATAGGAAAGCAGTTAACTTAGTTCCTGAAATGTTGCAGGAACTCGATCAAAAGACTCAAGGAGATGTGAATAATGAGTGACCCAACCCAGGGTTCTACATCAGTAACGATGGAAGATATTGATGCAGCAGATGCTGCTGCAGTAGCACAAGCGGCAGATGTAACTCAGATGAATCTGGGTGACGATGAGTCTATCCCAGAGGATCTACGAGGCAAGTCTGTTAAAGATGTAATTGAAGCATTGAAAGGCCGAGAGCAGGCACTAAAACTTTCTGAGGCTGCACGTCTTCAGGCAACATCGACTCCTATGCCTGTAGCTCCTGCCCCAGTAGTTGAAGAGCCAGAAAAGACGGATGAAGAGATCGCTCAGATTTATGAGGAGAATCCGCTTCAGGCTATGGAGTTGATGAGTGCTCGTTCTGTTCGTCGTGCTGAGAGAAATCTAGAGACTCGGCTCGGTCCTTTGATGAATGGTACAGCTGCATCGGTTGAGCAGCAGGCTCGAACAAAGTATGTTGATGAGTTTGCTTTGTTTGGAGAGGAAATTATCCGAGTTGCGGGTAGTATTCCTAACGCTAAGGCAGTTTTGTCTAGTCCTGCCGCATGGGATGAGCTGGTTGCACTTGTAAGAGGCCGTGCTGGAAACTTTGATAAGCTTTATGAGCATAAAGTTGCTAAGGCTGGTGGTGTAACTCGTGAAACTGTCCAGCAAGATCAAGTTGCTGGTGTTGGATTTAGTGATAATTCGGGTGGCCGGGGACGTGCACCCACTTCCGTCGCTGGTCTTGACCCTATTCAGAAGGAAATTGCTGAAAAGATGGGTCTCACCCCTGCTGAATATGTGAAATGGAGCAAAGTATCATGAGTGACGACAAGAAGATTGCTACTGACGCAGCTAGTGGTGTTATTAAGAAGGCTCCAGTACAGTCTGACACTGAAAAAAAGGCTGAATTGAATAGAATGACACAGGCAGCTGATAGAATTGAGAGGACTACTGGTTCTAGTGGTGCAGTTCCACTAGCGCCAAAAGGTATGTTGCTTGATGCTTCAGATGTATCGAAGACAATGGAAGATAAGCGTCTTCGTTGGGTAAATGTTAATAGTGTTGAGAAGGCACAAGGCAGAACTGCTCAGGGTTATGAGCGAATCCCTGCCGCAGAGGGTGGCCGACAGGTCGGTAACCTTGCATTATTCTCCCTTTCTCGGGAAGCGTATGAGCAGCGTGTCGCTGCCGTTGCAAAACTTGGAGAAGAGCGCCTTAACGCGCATAAGGCAGAGGTAGAGCAAATGGCAGATGCGGTGGCGAGAGAATTGCGTGATCGTCACGGCATCCAAGTTAACGCTGAACGAATCATCATTAGGGAGTAACAATGGCAAGTTCTTTTCCTGCTTACGTAGCTCAGGGTATTGAGCACACAACCGTACAGGAGTTTACTCCAGCTGCTGCGGCAAATGACCTTGAACCTGGGTCACTTGCTGTAGTTACTGCTGGTGTGGCTACCTTGTGCGGAACAGATCCTACTTTGATTGCTGGGATCTCAGAAGTTTCAAGTGTTGGTGCAGCTCTGCTGACTCCGAATGGAATGGTTCCACTTCGTATTCTGCAGGGTGCTGGTGTTGTTGTTGCTTTTTCATCTTCAACTACTCCAGTTGCTACTACTCATATCGGTACTTCTTACGGTGTGACTAAGTCAGGTGATATTTGGCAGTTGGATATTTCAAAGACAACCACGTCTTCGCGTTTTCGAGTTGTTGCTGTTGATGTTGCTAAGGGCATTTTCTTCTGTGTGCCCAACCAGAATATTCTGCAGTTCGCTGATGTTACTGTAGCCACCTCGTAAGGAGCTAAGCCATGACTATGGTACGTGGCGCATTTAGTAACCTCCTTGCGCCGGGGTTTAGAAAGATTGTTTTCGAGACATATAAGGAACGAGCTGTTGAAGGTTTGGCTTTGGTTAATCGGAATAGTAGTAAGCGTGCGTATGAAGAGGACTTCCCGATTGCTGGCTTTGGGACGCTTATCAATAAGCCCGAAGCAGCTTCAGTGTCCTATCAGGATGGCGTACAGGGTACTGCTAAGCGGTACACCTGGACGACTTATGGTCTGGGCTTCCGGATTACGGAAGAAATGATGGAAGATGATCTTTATGGAGTAATGGGTGGACGGATGAGCAAGGCGCTCGGACGTTCTGCTCGTAACAACATGGAGATTGTAATGCACGCTCCGTATAACAATGCCTTTAGCACCAGCTTTCCAGGCTTTGTTTCTGGCGAAGCACTTTGCTCGACCAGCCATGCACTTCTGCGTGGTGGGACGTTGGCTAACCGCCCAGCGACTGATGCCGACTTTGATATTATCTCTCTGCAGGCTGCCTTGGAGCACTTCCATGGATTGACTGATGAGAGTGGTATTCCGGTTGTCTACATTCCTCGGAAGGTTGTCCATAGCATTGGTGATTACTGGCTTGTTAACCAGGTGCTTAAGTCTCAGATGCTGCCTGG